TTCTTAACATTGTAACCTGAACGTCTAGTGTTAAACAACAACATACCTTTTGGATATATTGTAGGATCTGGAGCGTCTAGGTCTAAGTAGTTGTCTGTTAGTAGATCTTTAATAGTAGAGTTGATATCTTCAATTACATCTAAACTTGCACCAGTATGGTATCTTGCATCTGCAAATAACACACCATCACTTGATGTTTGATCAGTTGTATCAATCAATACAAATTTCTTACCTTCAACTTGTGAATCATCAAATCTATAAATTTTTGGATAATTTTCTAAGTCGGAAGTGTCAATCCATAAATCACCACTTACTAGTATTGTGTTGTCTGACTGTGTTTCAGGCTCAGTAGCAGACAATATTGGTCCGTTTGGATCAGTATTTGCTAAGTTAAATCCTCTGATGTCAGTGCCACCGTTTTGATAACCAACAAAAGCAGAACCATTATGTACTAATATGTCTGCTTCTAAATTAGTGTCGTACCAAAGTGTTCCATCTTCTGGATCTTGTACTGGAGCAATAGTATTTGCTTCGTAACTTAGTTTTTCCCAACCAGATATTAAAACATCTGCCGCTGGGTTTGATCCGCTTGGTGCAACATATAGGTTGTCAGCAACATTTGAATTACCTGAAGTTGTAGTTCCTGCAAAAGTTGTAGTTTCATCTTCATTTAAGCCATATGCACTTGCAAAACTTGTTCCAAGTTTAGCATCGACAACAGGTGTACCTGTTACGTCTTTTAGTCTAATTTCACCACCCAATGAGTGTGAAATTGTAATTTTATCAGTTGTAGAATCATATGATGCAGACACATAGTTAAGGCCTGCCGCACTTACTGCCGCAACAAAATCATCACCGCCTGTACCACCCAGTGTTACTTCAACAGGAGAGTTTAATCTCTCTTGTCCTGGAACACTTTCTTGTATAGAAAATTTCTCTGAGTTAGTAAATGGTGTTGAACCTAATGCTACTGGTGATGTTGCACTTACTGTCAATCCATCTCCAACATTACGTTTAAACACATGATAATCAATTGCTTTACCAGTCACAACAGATGAGTCACCTTGATTTGCAACCTCTGTGTCTTCTGAACTGTTTACTTGTACATACAAGTCTGTGTTTAATAGTGTACTACCGCCACCTGACTTATCAAGATTAAAAATTGCTTGATGGTGTGTGTCATACACAGGCACAGTTTGTGATGTAAATGCACCAGTTGTGTCTGAATATAATTTAACTGCAAAGTCGGCTCCGTTGTTTACTGCTGTTGTTTGTATCCAAATTGATCCAGTTGGTCTTGGTGTAGATGAACTTGTTTCAAACAATGGTAAATCATATGACTCACCTACGTGACATTTAGGCACATAGTAAGTTCCTGTGTCTATACCAACATCTGCTAAAGGAGTTCCTGGAGTAGATGCCGCTAGTACAATTGAACCATCTGAAGTTGAGTCAGCGTTTCCGTCTGCTGTGTAGTTTCCGTATATTTCTAGTACACCGTCAACCACTGCTGATGAAACGCCTTGAATGTTTGCGTTGTTAATATCAGTAGCCATTGAAGCCATTGTTGTACCAGTTAATGATACTGAACTACCATTAATTGTAAATGTTTCATTTTGTGTCAATGTTACGTTTGTTTTTGTACCTTGGATAGTAGGATTTGATGTTACCCATGCTCCGTCACCTGACTCAGAGTTGGCCAAGCCAACTTGTACCCAAGTGTTTGATCTTGTTTTGTAGTACAGTTTATTAGACGTATTTGACCGTGCCACAATAGCATAGTCACCTATTGATCCAAAACTTGTTTTTGGAACACCTGATGTTACCTCAGTTGTTGTTGGTAATTTTGGAGTTTTTACAGTGAACGTTTGCGTAGATTTGTTCCACTCTTTAATTCCAAATTTAGTGTTTGCTAAGTCTAACCAATATGTTCCACTTGCTGGTGTGCCTACTGGTCTAGATGATGTTCCACCTAATTCTCCTAAATCAACATCTGCTCTTACAACATATACTCTATTAGAAACACCTAATAGTGAGTATGCCGCAAATAGTCCATATTCATTTGTTTCTGCACCGTGTAACATATTACCTGATGAGTCAGAAGCAAAAGTTGGATTTCCAAATGTTGCTGTTAATTCTCTCTGTGAAGAGATTGCGTACACAGATCCAACAGTTGAACTTGTAGTTCCTGCCGCTGTTCCTGATCCTGTACCTGATGTTTTATTCTTGCTTGTAGCAACGAATATCATTGGCGTCATACCAAGGTTTGATACCGCATAAAAACTTTCGTCGATTACGCTAACCTCTACGCCTGGTCCGATTAGTGCCATATGCTTATTCCTCTTTTAAAGTTAAGTTGCAAGTATTTATAATTAATCGTCGTTTTTACCCAAATTATTTGCCCTTTAAAGGTGACGAATAAATATTAATATGTCTAATAGACCACTTTGTATTCAATGTAACGCACGGCCGGCGGCGTATAATTATAAAAAGGGCAACAAAGTCTACTACAGAAAAAGGTGTGACGTGTGTGTAAGAAAAAATGCAAAAAAGAAAACAAACGGTCTTGCAAATTGGCAAAAAGCAGGTTACAATAAAAAACAACAATGTGAATCATGTGGGTTTCAAGCACAACATGAAGTACAATTAGATGTGCATCACATAGACGGTAATCGTAATAATAACAGTTACAATAATTTAAAAACTTTATGTGCTAATTGTTTAAGATTGCGAAGTATAAGCAAGACAAAATCTAGTTGGCGTCAAGGACATTTGATACCAGATAATTTGTAGACTCTTCAAGTTCCTGCAATCCTTTATCATTATTAATAGTATAATCAAACTGACTGCCAGTCCATGCCCATTCTGAACTGTGTATGCCTAATTTTTGCATTGTCATTACAGCATTTTCATCGCCTATTGATGCTTCCATGCCTGTATTTGCCCATTCTGGCATATCACGTTTAACCCATATAACTTTACCGCCATACTCTTGTATAAGTTTAATTTCATTTGGGAATCTTACATCACTTACTACTACTTTACGATCACCTACACGTCTTAGCAAAGATGCTACCCAAATATTGTTATGATATTTTCCTCTAAAAACTTCAGTTCCTATTACTTGTAGAGCCAGTCTTGGACTTACGGGCATTTCTAATTGTTCAGTCCACCATGTGTCTGGTGCTTCTCTCCATTCTCTACTGTCGGGTGTGTTACCCTCAAGCAGTTCTCTTGGCCATCCAAACACCGCCGATACTGCATCTTTTAATGATTTTGCAAAACTGTCTTGCTCATATCCGTGATTTTTAACTAGCATTTCTGCCACTGCGTTCTTGCCGCTACCAATATATCCACATAGTCCTATAAGCATAAAACTATTATAAAATTATATTATATAAAATGCAAGATTATTTTTAGCCAATCACAAATGACATAGGTTGCGAACCTTCTGTAAACATTTCTAACTGTCTATCAAGTTCAGCCATTTCGTTAGTTGCTTCGGCTTTAAGTGCATCACCATTCAATGCTGTACCACCTTGTGGTCCTGCCACAGTTGCAAATTTTGATCTTGCTTCACCAAGCATAAATTTAGCACCTGCAAGAGTGTAATCTCTTAGCCAAGGTTTAGCATACACATCTTTTAGTAAAGATTCATCTGGTTTATGATTGTACAACCATAGTAACACAGTTTCTGCTGATCTTACACGTCTTACTATTTCTAATCTGCGATTTACTTCTTGATAATGAAAATTAATAAATCCGCCAAACATTCTTCCAACAAGTTCTTGATATCCAGCAAAAGCGTCATATGTTGCTAGTCCACCTAATCTACCTGTTTGTAAAAGATATACGTTTGTGTAGGCAAGTTCAAATGGATCAAGGGCGGTACCTCCTTCGGAAGAACTTGCACCACCAACTGTACGTCTAAATATCTGTCTTACAGATACTACTTCATCAGGTAGTGTGTAAACATTTTGATTAGGTTGTAATTCTAAAAATCCATAAGATTCTTCAACAGCATTTTCAGATCTTTGTCTATACTTGTCTATTGCACGATCTAGGGCAATTTCATAGTGATTTGGGTCTAGTTCTACATCAACCATGCCATCGCCAAGCAGAGTTCTAACGTAATCAAATACTTTTTGTTTCTCTGTTTGTGCTGAAGTTATACTGTTTACTGCGTCAACCATACACATATTTATTGTAAACAGAGTCGCGACCCAACAATAAATACAAACAAGTTATGCCTAGATTGTCAATATTCAAGCCTGAAAAAGGCAACGATTACAGATTTCTTGATCGAAACATCTTTGAAATGTTTCAGGTTGGAGGTACTGATGCCTATATTCACAAGTATCTTGGCCCGCAAGATCAGGGAAACAAAAGCGATGCCACACAACCAAATTATGTGGGCAAAACAACTGAAACAACAATCCAGGATTTATTATTTTTAGAAAATAGAGATAGAAAATATTCAGAAGATGTATTCACTGCAAGATGCATTTATAACGTGCAGGACATAGATTTTGACCTTACTCAATTTGGATTATTTTTACAAAATGACCAATTGTTTATGACTGTGCATTTAAACGATACAGTTGAACGTTTGGGACGTAAAATTATGTCGGGTGATGTTATTGAATTGCCACATTTGAAAGATGATTTTGGATTATTTGCTACTGACATAAATGACAACACAATTGATCAAGCACTGAAAAGATTTTATGTTGTTGAAGATGTAAGCAGGGCCGCAGAAGGATTTTCACAAACATGGTGGCCACATTTGTTAAGAGTTAAAACTAAACCAATTATGGACAGTCAAGAATATAGAGATATATTTGGTGACAAAGATGATGAAAATGCATACGGCAGAGTAGGCAGTTCTTATGACAAAGATAAAGAAATAAATGAAGCAATAATAACACAAGCAGAAGCCAATGTTCCTAAGTCAGGATATGAAACATCAAACTATTTTGTGATACCTACAGATGAAACTGGCAAAGTTGCATTAGTCACTGGCGACAATGCAGATCTTTTAGCAAGTAGTGACATTGGATCAGACACAGTATATGAAGCGGCAAAATCAAACGGATACATTGATGGTTATCTTACTGGAGACGGTATAGCGGCTAATGGAAATGCCGCAGGATTTGGAACAACATTTCCTACATACCCTGTCAAGGATCAATTATTTCTTAGAACAGATTATGTACCACAAAGATTGTTCAAATTTGATGGCAAAAGATTTGTTAAAGTTGAAGATAATGTGAGACTAACAATGTCTAACAAAACTACAAGAACAGGTGGTAAGTTTGGATTCATTAACAACACAACAGAAACAACAAGAAAAGATGGCACGACATACAAAGAAAGACAATCACTATCTGAGATTATGAAGCCTAGAGAAGACAATTAATGGCAAACACAAACATACAACATTTTTACGATGAACAAATACGCAGATTTATTATACAATTTGTGCGTATGCTTAGTAACTTTCAATACGAAACAGGCAAAAACAGTGACGGCTTAAAAGCATTTGTGCAGGTTCCAGCAAGATATGGTGATCCAAGTAGACAAGTTGCAAACATTATGCGACAAGGATCAGAGAACGTTGCCATGCACGCCCCACTAATAAGTTGTTACATCAAAGACTTAGGTTATGCTAGGGAA